TGCCATTACGTTCTCCGCACTACGGCCACATTTCCGCCCCGTACAGTGCCGTAAGGCTGAATTATGGCCCTTACACTACGAGGAAGAATTGGGGGGTTGTCGTACTTGTCTATGCCCACTGTGAGGCTGCCCAGCTTTACAGTGCCAAAGCCTTGCGTATCTGGTTCTGCCGTGCGGTCTTTAGCCGCCAAGTAGCGCGCCAGTTCAGCGGTGGCATTTTTTAAGAATGTTGGGATTGTGTGGTGGTCGAGCGAGTAACCATCTTGGTCTGCAATGCCACTGCGCGGGAAGCGCAAATACTGCACCTTGGCTGTTGCGTTGCTACTGCTTACGCTGCTTGCCAAGTTATATGTTGGGCTGCCGTACCACTTAATCTGCTCGTCCATCAACCGCGTTGCCATGATGATGCCACGCTGTTTATCGGCAGTGCCATACGTTATCCACGTATCGCCATGTGGGTGTTCATCGTTGTACGTGTTTGCAAAGTCTACTGTACAGTAACCATTTGCATTAAGTACACCTGTCCCATCCTCTACAACCAACGTAACGGGCATAGCCGCGCTCCTTAACTTTTACGGGTTCGACCCCGCTTTAATGGCTTAGGCGCGATGCCGCCTTCCCAAGCCTCATTTACGTTAGGAGTTTCTGGATTGTCGGCCTGTAGCGTTCCATCGCTTTTGCGTGCCCGCTTAGGCTTTGCTGTTTCTTTTAAAGACCAGCCACTATCCAAAAACGCCTGCTTTTGTTCTTGTTCGATGATGGCAAAGTCGCCATCTTTCCAAACTTTTAGCAATTCATCCATGGTATTCCCCAAAGGTAACGAGGCGGCTAATGCCGCCCCGCCTAGCTGGTTAGCCCGCAATACGTGTTGCAAGCTCTGGGCGAATAAGCTCAACGCCCCAAAGTGCATCCAGTTCATAAACAACTTGCTTATACTGACGGTACACTTCTAAGCGCATTGACAATCCTGTTACCGGGTCTGTCATGCTTACGATTTGTGAACCATAGCCATCGCCAGATGTTGACGCTGCCAGTGGGCGCATTGCCAAGGCAAACGCATCACGGTGGAATGCTAGGTTAACAATGTGGTCGCCTTTTACAGTGATCGCCGCATTGTCTGCGATTGTCGCTGTAATAGCTGGTGCAACCGTTACGGTTTGCGCGCCAGACGATGTTGCGCCCGCTGCTTTAACCGCATAGGTTTGTGAGTTGCCTGCGAAGGTAATAACGTCACCCACTACAAGGCCACCTGTGCCGGTCATGCCATCAATAGCAACTGATGTATCACCCGCTGACAAAGCACCGTTTACAAGCGGTGTACCAGACCCACCGGCTGAGTGTGTTCTAACCCCATCATCTGTAAAGATGTCGAAGCCAAACTTACGGCCAATTTCACCCTCACGCTTAACGCCTGCGTCACCGCTTTCGTTAACACGCTGGAAGTCTGGCAATGCCAGTGCTTTTGCTTCCGCTGCAAAGTCAAGAACCATGCGGCGGTTATCGCGTGGGCAAAGTTGCTCGTTCAACACTTGGCGTGCGCCTGTTGCTGCCTCTACGTTGCTAGCAAAAGGTGTTGCGCCGGGTGTACCAGCCATGCCGTAAACACCCTTGTATTTATCAAGGATGGTGCCGTTAATGTCGTTGGCCAGTGCGCGCACGGCTTCTGACATTTGCATTGGCATGAAGTGCGCGTTGCGATCAATCTCGACAACCTGTTTGTCATCAAGGTGAAAGTTAACTTTGCGCCAGTTGTTAAGCGCGATTTGCACTTTAGCTGGTGAACTATCTGCCGGTGCTTCAAGCACGTTAGATGGTGTCACGTTTGAAACAGTCAAAGCTGATGGGATTGGCACATCGATTGTGTCACCCTTGTTTGCTGCTTCTGTTGAATAGTCCATATTGATGATGCGTGGCATCACTGCTTGCTCACGTAGCGCTAAAAGCCCACGGGCAAGAATTTTAGGCAGAACATTATTAATAGCATTAGCCATTTCTCTTACTCCATATTAAGAATTTGGTTTTGAAACCAATCCCACCGGGCTTGGGTCGCTACGCGCCGCGTAACTTAATCGCCAAGAACAACGCGACCTTCCGCGATTGCTTCAAGGTTGCTGTTCAAGGCATCTTGGTCAAAGCGACTGATGCGCCTGCCTTGTGAACCCGCCCCACCGGCAGCGCCGCTGCCATGTGAGGACTTAAATAAATGAGGTGCTTGGTCTGCTAGCCCCTCAAACCACTCGTCTTTGGTTAACGGTTGACCCTGTTTACCATAAGCGGGCGTTTCGCCTTCGTAAGCTTCTATGCCATTGGAGTCTGTACGCCGCCAAACGCGCTTTCCCCTATATAGAACATCTTCGATGGCCTCTGGACGGACGCCTGCTTTTAGCGCCGCATCTTTTAACTGGTTTTCAACAATCATTGTGTTGAATTGTGTTTCGTATTCCTGTGCCTTGGTTTTATCTGCTTGGCTATCTGCCTGCATCTTTTCAAAACGGCTTTCGTAATCTGTGCGTAACCGTTCTGTGCGCTGCGCTAATAATTCATCAAGCTTACCGGCACTAATTAATTCTTGATCTGCAATTTGCTGACGCTCTGTTTTCAGCGTTTTGTATTCATCTAAATCTACGTTGCTGAGCGTATCTTGCACTTTTTGCAATTCTTTATTTAGTTTTATATTATTATTACGGAACTCGTCAACTGTAGACTTTGGCACTAGGCCATCTACTTGCAAATGGTACTCGCCACCATCTTCATGGTAAAACTGCTCTAAACCGGATGGTATGTCGTCTTGGTTTTTATACTTTGCTTTCAATGTCTTATTCCTTGGCTCGTCCTAGCTTGCCCCGCAAACTAATCAATCCCCGATTGATATTTGTATATATACAGCCAATGGCACTATATGACAAGTTTTAATTAAAAGACTTGCATAACGTAGCCAATGGCGCTATACGGTGCTTCCCCGGCGGGCCGCCCGCTGAAATTTGAACCCAAGGAGCCATTTATGTGGATATGTCTTAAAGACGCTTTCTTTAGCGTTGTACAAAATACTAACAAACCAGATAGCGAAGTGCTAGTGCGCGCACGCTTTAGAGGTGATATTGAAAAGGTGTTTGGTGCCGATTGCCCGGCAATGCACACGCCAACACACGATTACCCATTTAGGTTTTTCATGGATCGTAAGCACTTTGAGCGCATTATGCTTAATGAAACCCAAAACATCGATTATTCTAATTTTAAAAACGAGGCTGATAAGTTTGCCAAAGCCGGTGGCGATAAGCGCCGCGCACAAGCTTACCACCAGATGTGGACAGTTATGAATGCACAAGGTGACCCCGGCTGTTTCGCGCCAAACAACGTAAGCATGCGGTTTATGGAAGAGCATGTAGATTAATCAAACGCCTTAGCAAGAACCTTAACGGCTGCGTTATAATCGTGGCCGTTTTCTTTTTCATCGCCTACCATTGCGGCGTAATCTAAAAGCAAATCATCACTTTCATCTAACTCAACAAACCGCACGCCAGCCACACGCCATGGGCCGCTGCCTGTAGGTGAACCGTCTAGCAAATGCACACCGTGGGTGCTGGATGTAATCCAATCCTTTTCGCCCCATATAACGTGCTTACCTTTTGCATCTACGTGCATATGGCTGACTAGCCTGTCACCCGCTTCGGTGATGGCCTTTATAGCTCGTCTTTGCATTATGCTTTCAGATAAATCCATTAGTCAGATTCCACCACTACGTCTTCAAGTTTGCGGCCATCGGGCCATTTTTTCATTTTGGTTTTTAGGTAAGCAATAATTTCTAACCTTGATTTTTCGCCTGCTGCCACAATGTACAAAAGGTCATCAAAAATGGAAAGACTGTCCTTAAATATAGTTTCGTTTGAGCCATATTCCGCTGCGCTTTTCATACCTTCAATTGTTGTTTTTCGGTTGCTAAGCACGTACTGTTCAGAGTTAGTTTTGCCAAACTTGTCACCGTCATAGCTAATTGCATCAAGGCGGCCTGCTTGCTGCCCGCGCCACACAAGGCCAGCATTTGATTTACTGCGCCTGCTTTTGCGTAACCGGGTAAAGAAATACTGCGCGCCACCACTTTCGATGTCTGCGCCCGGTGACATGCCTCTGGGTATGATGCCCCGGCGCAATTTATCCATAGTCGGGGCCATGTGCCCGCCACCTTCCACAATATTCTTAATCGATTCCACATTCACGCCGCTGTACAGGTTGTGGTACAGCACGTAATCTTTTTGAAATTGCTGCCACTCTGGCCCGTTTAAGTCTGGCCTAGTGTGTATAATTCTGCCGTGCCCGTATTGCTGCCAATCGCCCAGTGGCCGATAGCTTGGGAGCGCGGTAATATCATCAACACCCATGGCCGTGCTGGCTTCTTTACGCAAATACTCAAGGCGCTTTTCTTGGCTGCCAATGCCAGATGCCTTTTTCATTCTAGTGGTGTACCACGTAGTTCGCCTGCCTTGCTGGGCGGCTTGCGCATACAGCGTTTTGGCAAGGTATAGCTGTTCACGATCTGCCGCTGTTGCCCTTGTCGTATCAACCCCTAGCTTTTTCAGCACGCTTAGCTGCGTTTCTGCCGCTACTGCGCCGCCACCTTTGGTGCTAAGTTCTAACCTATTACGAAGCGCCGCATCTGCGTTGTCATCCCAGAACCGCACCTCAACGCCATCAACCTCAGTCGTATAAACCGTGCCCCGGTGCGTGTAACCGTCTGCGCCGCTTTGGTCAAAACCCTTGCCATCCTCAAACCTACGTGCGCTCCAAGTTGCATTTCTTTTTTGCGACCATTTTATGCCGGTTGTTTTCTTTTTAGCTTCTACAATTTCAATATCGCCAACACCGGCAAACTTGCCCGATACACCCCACTGCGCTTGGTCGCCTATATCTTGAGTGTTATTTATTTTAATAAGCGCGTTGCGCCATTTAGCGTAATTTTCGTCAAACTTATCAACGGTGCCTTGTAAAACTTTCCCATTAGCTTCTAAGTCAATTATTTCGGATCGCGTTTTCTGGTAACTTTTTTCTGCTAACTGTATCCTCTGAAAATCCTTAGCTTCTAATGCCTCGCTTTTACTGGCCCGCATGGCAATGCCTTTAATAGCCGTTATGAAGTTATCATCTAGGTCGCTTACGCTTACACTATTAGCCGCTTGATCTGCTTTGCTTGCTGCCGCCTTAAGCTTGTCAGCCGCTTCACCACGCACCTTAAGGTAAACGCCGCTGCGCACTGCGTTATCAACATCTGTGTACTCGTATAGGTGTACAAGCTGGTCTTCGATTTGGTCTTTATCGGTGGCTATACTGTAGCCATTCATGCCGCTATCTTTGATATTACGCTCTTCGGTTTTAGTAATAACCTTACTTGCCGGTGGCTTTGCGGGCTTAGTGATTGCTGCAAGCTGCTTTTCGTACTTTGCCGCTAAGAAGTTTTTGCGCCCAATTAGCACCTCGGCTAAATCATCTGCATCCTCTCCCATGGTTTCGCGCACAATGCGCCGTATGTCATCATCTGCAATGGCCACAATACGCGCCACGCCTGCAACAATCTGGTCTTCGCTTATATCGCCAAACACCCGTGAGGCGTTGGCAGCAAGCCCACTGTCGCGCAAACTATCCAATTCTGGTACATCGTTTGCATCAAACGCCTTACGGCCACCCTGCGCCCTAAAAAACAGCGTGCCGCCTGTATCAATACGCAATGCTGTGCCATCGGCCAACTGCTTAAGGTTAAGCTGCTTTGGGCTGCCGTTGCCAATAACATCCCAGTTAGCCAACCACGCATCTGCAACAAAGCCATCTTTAGCGCCAGACACCTTGCCCATTTTGCCGGTATCTAAATCCACGACTGTTTCCATGCGGCTAGCTATACCAAGTCGCCCCACGGCACTTACGCCGCCAATGTCGCCAGTAATAGGCATCAAGTCTATATCTGCCGCACGCACGCCAGCCATTTTGTATAGCTTGGCGCTAAGCACCTCGACCCTTGCCGCTAGTTCGCTTTCGGGTGCTTTAACGTAATACCGTGTTCCCGTGCGGTTATTGATAAACTCGCCACCTAAATTGCTGCCGCCTTGGCCGCCCACCTGTTCAAAGTCGCTAAACACTAGCGTAGGCTGGTTGTCGGGCGTTGCTGGTGGGGCTTTCGGTACACTTGGCCCCAACCCTGCCTTGGCCTGTTTTTTGGCCACTATAGCGTCAACTGTTTCTTTGTCGCTTGCGTCTAGGCTATCGTACCATTTTTGGTTTGCTGGAGTCAGCGTTTTACCTTCGGCCAATGCAGCGCTTACATTCGACTTATGTTTATCAAACTGTGCCTTGGCTAATACGGCTTTGGTCTGCTCGTCTACCTTGGCAACCATTTCAATCGGGGTAAGATTTTCTAACTCACCGCTTTTTTCTAATTGGTTTAAGACTTTTTTGTAAGCTAACAGCCCACCACCTTTTTGTGCGCCTTCGTATCCGAACAGTATATCTTGCGCCGCTGTTTGCTTAGCCACCTCATCGGCAATGGCTTCGTCTTGCGCTTTTGTAAGTGCTGCAAGCTTTTCTTTATTGGTAGCCCCCGGCACTTTTTCTAAAAAGTCTTTGGTGCCGTTAAAATCGCCAATCAACTTTTTAACAGCAATCGCTTTTACAGAACCTTCTTTGCCGCCAAATTCGCTATCAAGAATAAAAGGTTTGATATCCTTAAATGTTTCTAACTCAGCATCTACCGCATCACTTAGCTTTTGCTTTGCCACTTGTACTTGGGCCAGTTTTTGCTGTGGGCTGCCTGTTAGGTTTGTAAGCTTATTGGGCGTATCAAGGCCATAGCTTGTTACCAACAATGGCTTTTCATTTACTGCTTTGTTGTATGCTGCAAGCTCGTCATCTATTTCTTTTTGTAATCCTTTGGCTTGAGCCAGTATTCGTATTTCGCCCTTAACGTCTGCGTCCAGTGTTTTGTACAATGCAAGCTCTGAGGGTGATAGCTTTGCCCCATCGCCAAATTTCTTCTTGATTTTTGCAATGATCGCTTGGCTGTGCGCCGCATCTTTAGCGGCCTGTACCATAGCCACTTTTTCTTGGAAGCTTTTCCCATTCAAATCGCCTTTTTTTTGTAATTTGGTCAAAGCTTTTTGGTAGTTTACAAACCCCTTGCCCCCCTCGGCGTATAACGCCAGCAAGGTTTCAGCCTCTAATTCCTTTTTTGCTAATGCTGCCGCTTCTTGTGCTGCTTGCTCGGCGCTTTGTTTTGATGCCTGCTTTGCTGCACGCGCTATGCTGGTGCGCCCTTTATCAATAAGCTCTTGCAACTGGTCTAAGCTTAGCGGGTTGCTGCGCTGGTCTACCAAGTCAACAAAACCAATCTTACCGCTGTTCCATAGCCGCCACCGGGCATCGCCTAGCACTTGCTTTTGGAACTCTTCGGGTTTGCGCCGTATCCAATCTTCATAAGTAAACTCAGCGGGCACTGCGCCATCCATGCTGCTTTGCATATTGCGGCGAATACCTTTGATCTGCACCGCCGTGAATCCAAGCTTGCCCAACTCATTCTTAAAGTTTTCGGTTAGCTCACCGCTTTTCATTGCTACCTTTTTGCCAGCTAATTCTGAAAAGCTTTTGGTAATTGGCGTTACAACACTACGGCAATTCCAATGCGCTGGTGGTGCCGACCACTGCTTGCTGTGGCCTATTGGGTTGAAGTCGTTATCCCACCTTAAACCACTGCGTGCCTTGCATATGTCGCTGGTACGGCTGTCAAGTGTACTTAACCACTGTACGCCATTGAATATGTCAGCGTTGGCCTCTATCACCGTCTGGCGGGCTGCGTTGCTGACTGCTTGCACGCTAGTCCGCACGAGTGCTGCCGCTTGGTAGCGCTTTACTTCCATAATACCGTCTTTAAAATTACCGGCTTTTGTACCACGCACGCGCCGTACCAAATTATCTACACCTTCGCCTGCTAAGATACCTTC